GCATAACTATCTGTAATGTTTGTGCTGATGCAAAGTTTAATGTACTATTATTTGTAATGCTACCATAATTACTAGTACCGTTAAATGTATAGTAACCTGTGTTAGCAGAAGGTAAATCTAAAAATGTACAGTTGTTTTTATTACCACTTATGTCATACCAAATATTGCCTGCATTCTGTAGTAATTCTTCGATACTAGGTTCAGTGCCGTCACATAAGTCTACTCTTGGTTGATAGAATTGCAATCTTGTGGTGTTATCTGCGCAATAATACAAATAGGTTCTATGTACACCCGTTGTAGAATTATAACTCCACTTTAAGTCGCCGGTGCCAATATTACAACCGTTAATATCTCCTACTCTACCGTTAGTAGTATAATAACCGGTGTTGGGATTTCTTCCTGTGTAAGTTGTATTTGCTGGGTATACATGTCCTACCCACAAATACCATTGATTCTGTGTTAGTAAACCTGTACCACTACATTCCCAGTAGGCGTTTCCTTCTACTGTACTGTTATCCATGCGGCGCGAGCCATCACCATTAGCATACATTCCGAAATAAAATGTGCCACCTGATGTACTTGATGTTCTGCGAACCCATACAGAATAACGATACATTTGTGTGTTATCAATATTAAATGAGTCTGTATTCCAGCCACCGTCATCATTTGTTTGTGCCAATGGTCTTGCTTCCCAAACTACAGCATTGTTTCCCCAAGGATTGCTTGCAACTACTCTTTCATTTTCTGCTGTTTGACCGTTTTGATTATATCCAGTAACACCGCCTGAACCTGTAGTCCAGTTATTCCAATTAATAATTGAACGATTACCTACAATCGATTGTGGATTGGTAGCATCTAGCATTAATGCTAATCCGCTAGTACTTGCAAAATTAGGACCTGTTGTTACACTCATATACCAAATCTCCCGCGCAGTGCATTAAAGTTTTGACTTACATTCGCTGCTGTAAAATAAGTGTTGTATATTTTTGCTACTGCAATATTTCCTAACAGATTGTAATAAACATCATTTGGATTATTACCTATAGAAATTGCCATACTACTCCAGATAGTTGCCCCAGACCAAGATCCGCCGCCGGAACCAGATGCTCTCACTACATTGTCTACATAAATTAATGCATCAGTGCTATTTCTAGTGCATACTATATGATGCCATTGATTGTCAAAACAGTTAACGCCTGTAGTTTGTAAACTAACAATATAAGATGCTGAGGGCCATGCATCAGTATTATATATATAATATGTTATCGATCCACCAGGCCCTATATATGATATTTGTCCGTAATCAGGACATATCAATCCACCTACGTATTTTCCTGAACCTAAACCCGGGCTCTTAACCCATATCTCGTATGTTTGATTTGGGATAGCACCTATAGTATTGACTGATGGTGCATATATAATATCGTCTACACCATCCATAACTAATGAACCTAAATTGCTACTACTATATCCTACGCCATTAGTAAGACTGCCATTAAAACCATTACCGCTTATATCTGTTAACGTAGTTCCTGATCCAGGATAACTGCGTGGGTTGGCAGCATCATAATAAAATCTTATACCTGATGTTGCGATTGATGGATTATAGCCTATGCTCATATAATTATTTACCACTTATTAAGTGGACATACCTCATTTAATAGTGTACCTAATACCGGCACAGGTTTATTATCGCTCATAGTGCAACGCCCATACATAGCAGTTTCATCATACACATACATCTCGCATGTTGTACAAATTGCTATTCTTGCTGTGCGCTGATCTTCTTGACAAACAAGTACATCAGTTATTAATTCTGTCATACGCCATATCTCCCACGCAACGCATTATAATTTGTTAATATTTGACTATCAGTTAATGTAGCAAGATAGAGTGTAGCGTAAGAGATCCTACCATTCCATGTTCTCCCTGCATCAGAGCGACCTATCATCTGTATAGGGTCTCCCCCTGGATTACCTAATACTGCGCCCTGCGCACCACTCCAAGTAGCACTCAAACTACCATTCACATAATATTTATGTTCTGTTCCTGTAGTGGTGAAGCCGGCATATGTCCAAGCCCCTGCGGGAAATACAGCAAGAGAACTATTGTTTATATCACCTAATCGTATTCTTGTGTAAGTTGTATATATTTCAAAATGACAGTTGACTCCACTGACACCATAATGACCCCATATACCATTTGTTATTCCTGCTCCTGGGGTAGAATTTAAATAGACCCAACTAAAAAAACTAAAAGGTAGATTAGTTCTAGGTGGTGCGAAAGGCAATGAGATGTAGTCATCAACATTATCAAAAGTAAAATATCCGTTCGTTCCGCTAGTATATGTAGGACCGTTAGTAAGAGTTCCGTTATAACCACTAGTCGTCACATCATAAACAGTTGTGCCTGTGCCGGGATACGACCTAGCATTACCGGCATCAATGCAGTATAAAAGATTACTAGTAATGATTGATGGATTATGTCCTAGTGCCATATTATACCCCGTACTTGCCTCTTTGTGCCATGAAATTTTGATATACTTCATTAGCAGTAAGTTCACGATTGTGTACAGTGAAATAACTCAGTTTACCCGGGAAAGGATAACTGGTTGGACTGCTAGCATATCCACCTATAGTACCGCTTGCTGATGCTGTTCCGCTTGTTGCACTACCAACTCTTTGTGTCAATGATTGTGATACACCGTTTATATAAATCTTATTTTGATTAGTATAATTTCCGTTATAAAACACAGCGGCGACATGAACCCATTGATTAGCATAACTATTAAAATCTAATCCATAACAATCGCCGTTGCCGTTATTAAATCCAAGATTACCACTAGGCATCCATAATCTGTATCCACTACCAAACTCCATAGGGAACCCACCCGCGCCGCCGGTCCAATACATCCACATGCTTACTGTGTTATATCCACCACCTGATGTGTTGACGCCGTTCCAGTTTGCTGTGATATAATCATTGACCCCATCAAAACTAAATGTATTGTCATTAGCATAAGTCAATGCGTTTGCCGTGATAGTATTGTTTGCTGTCAGATCAGTTAGTACTTGTGTTGTGCTTCTTGATCCTAACATCCAATTGCTTGCTATGCCACCACTATTGACTTGCACTTGCAGATCGGCCATATCAACATCATACGGCGTTGCCGCTGCAGGTGGAAACCAGTATTGATAAAAATTAAAAGTGGCGCTTGCTGTCCATGTGTATACAACTTTTTGCCACGATGTTGTTAGTGTGGTTGAACTACTAAAAGCAGATGCGGCCCCGAAATATGTCGTATATGTCATTGAAACACCTGACCCCCTACTATCAGGAGTTCGTAACCAAAAACTTACGGCGATAACATCACCTGCAGTGACAGGTGTGTATACTCCATATGCCATGCCACCGTCTACACCTACTGTTCTTGTAACATGTATGCGCATACAGTTTGTGCCAGGCACATATCCTCCACCTTCAACTATTTCTTTGACATGACACGTGTTAGGCAAATGAGGATATCCCCACCACATCGTAGGAAAACTGGTGCTATTAACAGATATTCTTTGATCTAATGCGATACTATCATAAACTTTAAAATTACCTGTGCTAGGATTGATATAACCTTGACTACCGTTTTCTGAACTATTATATTGATGTAGACTGAATTGTGTATCATTTATTTTTTTAACAAAATAATTTGTATTAGCAGTTAGTCCGCCACCTGATGTCTGTGGTTGAACTGCGTCATATGTCCTAAAAGGATGATTACCTGAAGTAGTGATGATATTACTTGATACACTCGCTATAGTACCTATAGAAAAGAAGTTGCCACCGTTATACTGATTAGTATTGTAAGTACCCCAATCATTACTTGTAGTGAATCTACCATTAGTACCAGGACTAGGAAGTATATTTGTACCAGGACTGCCGAGCATAGACCTATTGTTGTACATATCATATGTAAACAACAAACCGTTTTCTACAAGTTTAGGTCCGGTATTTATTGTCATATACCAAATCTCCCGCGCATTGCATTAAAGTTTTGTGCTACTTGTATGGCAGTTAATGCAACATTATAAACTTTAAGATTGTAAATTCTACCATTAAGTTGTTCCGGGCCAACTCCGCCATTGGTATTTGTATCTGCACCTATTCTAAAGTTTGGGCCTGCAGGAACACTTCCCCCTAGTGATGCCGTTGCAACTGAAACACCGTCAAGATATGTGACACAATTGCCACTACCATCTCTAGTACAAGTTACACAATGTATACCTTGCGTAGCAGTAGCATAGTTAGGTACATAACAACTACCACTTATATAAAAACCTAATGTTGCTACCCATAAATAGTTTGTAGTATATCCTGTGCCGTAATTACCAAACAATTCTCCATATGCTCCTGATACTAGATTATACCAACATTCAACAGTAAAAGGATTAGTACCAGTAACTATATTAGTTGTATTAAGTTCTACATAATCATCAATACCGTCAAATATTAATCCACCATTATTAGTAGCACTATACGTAGGACTGTTGGTCAATGTACCTTTAGTTGTGCTTCCCATAGCATCAGCCCAATTAGTACCGCTACCTGGATAACTACGCGGATTGGCTGCGTCTAGGCATAGTACTAACCCTGATGTCGCTATTGATGGGTTATGTCCTAGTGCCATGATTAGATTCCATATCTCCCGCGTTGCGCGTTGAAGTTTTGTAATATTTCCGCGGCAGTCAATACACGATTATAAACTCTGCAAATAGATAATGAACCATTATAAAAATAGCCGGCAGCGCCACCATATACTCCAATCCATTGACCACCGGTATTTGTTGATATTGTTCCGGCTTGACTGTCTGAATTGACTTGCACACCGTTAATATAAAGTATTCTACTACCCGAAGTGAATGTACCTACGATTTGGTACCAATTGCTGGTATTCATATACGTTGCAGTAGTTGTAGAAAGATTGGTTAATCCTTGACCAGAACTAAAAAATTGACGCCATTGTATTACTGCACCTTCTTGGAATAAACTATATTGCGTGTTAACTGTACCCTTCTCAAACCAAAAACCATTTTGCGTAGTAGCGTTTGTCTTAACCCATACTTCAACACTTGGAGTTTGTGTATCTAGTGCTGTATTATTACTTGCAGTAGCATAATCATTTACTCCATCAAAAGTAAAAAATCCACTAGTACCACTTGTATAAGTTGGACTATTTGTAAGAGTATAATTAAATCCCGAAGTGGTAGCGTCATTCCATGCTGTTCCACTGCCGGAATAACTTCTAGGGTTACCGGCGTCAACACACAGGACTAAGCCTGATGTGACAATTGATGGATTATAGCCTATGCTCATATACCATATCTCCCGCGTGTTGCGTTAAAATTTTGAAGTACTTGATCTGCTGTTAACACTGCATTGTATAATCGAAATAAAGCAATGTTTCCACCGAATGCTTGGTTGGGATCAAAACTACCACCAATACTATCTTGTTCTTGCGCAAGTACTAACGCACCACCTGTAGCGATTAATGTACCAGCACTTAAAGTACCAGTATACTGACTTACACCATTAACATATAATGTTTCGGCCCCAGTAGTTCTGTTGCTTGTTCTGACAACTTGTTTCCAATTGCCATCATTTATACTTACACCTGATGCTACTGCTGTTACTCCTACATATAATCCTAAATTACTAGGATCAAACATAAGAAAATCATTGTCAGCCGCAGAACTTGCATAACTTATTATTCCTGTTCCACCAACTGTAGTTTTACACCATATCTCATAACTCAATGTAGTTGTAGGCATAGATATAGGATTTTTGATCATATAGTTAGCAGTAGAGCCATTGGTGAAGGTCCACCCTTGTGTAGCAGAATATGTAGGGCTTCCACCAATAGTCATATTGTTGTTATTACCGCTTACATCGATAGCCGTGCTGCCACTACCATTATAGCATCGTGCGTTATAAGAATCAATACAGAGTATTAATCCTGATGTCGCTATTGATGGATTATAGCCTATGCTCATATACCATATCTTCCGCGTAGTGCATTAAAATTTTGCGTCACTTGATCTGCGGTTAATGCTACATTATACATCATGACATCTGATATATTACCTTGCCATGCGTAGCCGCCACCTGCTGACCAGTAACCTACTCGCAAACCTTGGCTCCAATCTGCTGTACCTGTTGTTGATTGCTGTCCTTGATATACACCTTGACGATATATTGAAACATTACTACCATTATAAACTACACAATAGCATCCCCAAGTGTTTAATGGTATGCTTGTAGGCTTAGAATAATAGTATTCACCCCATACACCGCCGTGAGTGTATGCCCAACTGTTGTCTCCATACCAATAAAATGCTGTACTTGTCCTGCCAGCAACAGGCATTCTATTTTCTGCACTTCTATATGCCCAGTACATTATGGTATAATTTGCCATAGTGCCTAAATTGCCTGAAAAATCTACATAATCATCAACACCGTCAAATACTATCGATCCTAAATTTGAACTGCTGTAAGTTGATCCGTTGGTTAATACACCTGTATTAGTATTTCCAACAAGTTGTGCCCATGATGTACCGCTACCTGGATAACTGCGTTGATTGGCCGCATCTACACAGAATAATAATCCTGATGTCGCTATTGATGGATTGTGTCCTAGTGCCATGATTAGATTCCGTATCTCCCGCGATAAGCATTGAAGTTTTGTGCGATCTGTGCAGCCGTCAAAACTGTGTTGTATACTAGCATGAATCCTATCTGTGCGTTTGAAAACTCGCTACTACCTGCATATGATCCTATAGCAAATCCATTTGGTCCGGCAGAGCCACCTGTGCTTGGACCTGTATTTAAAACTCCGTTGACATAAAAATTATAACTGTCTCCTGAAATATTTCCTGAAGCCGCATAGATACGCCAGTTATTGTCACCGGGGCCTGCCCCTACCGCTGTCACCCAACCTTCAGCATAATGATTCTCCGTTGTTCCGCTCCAATGTCCCATGAGCCAGTTGTTATTTTTTGCTGAGAATGTACGATTTCTACCGGTTGCGCCTATGTATCTTGATACTCCCATTATTGTATAATTTGTCGTAGATAGATTGATAGGTATATCGATATAATCATCTGTTCCATCTAGTACGAATAGACCACCGTTGCTTGTGGTATATGTGACTCCGTTGACTAACGTGCCAGTATAGCCATTGCCGCTAGCATCGTATATTGTAGTGCCGCTTCCTGAATAAGTTCTAGGATTTGCAGGATCAAAACATGCTATCAATCCTGATGTCACTATAGATGGATTATGTTGTAATGCCATTATGGATTCTCTGGGTCTACTGGTTCTGTCCAAGCAGGTGTTGACATGACTTCCAGTGTCTCATCGTGTGTCATATATGGACCCTTAGTAGTCAATGACTGCACACATGAAGGAACTCCTGTGTGTGAATACCACTTGACTAGTGTTTGCAATCCATCTACGCTACGACGGCATGTTTCAGCCGATGTCTGTAATACCTGATTGAAATCTATCTGATCTAGTTCTGACACATTGAATATCACATATGTCAATCCGTTGTTTTCTGTTACCATTGTTCTGTCTCCTTATATCTATTTAGATGCTATATCTCCCACGCGTGGCGTTGAAGTTTTGTAATACTTGGTCTGCGGTGAGTGCGGCATTATATAATCTCACTATTGAAATAGGCCCGTTATGATATGTATGAAAGTTTGCACCGCCCACTCTATAACCTTCACTACTACTAAAAAATGTTGCTGAACCACTGGTCAGAGACCCTACTGATACTCCATTCAGATATAATGCTTGTGCGGTACCATTGCTCACTCCTACCATCTGATACCAAACGCCGGTGTTTACTGTAGCAGAGTACGTGACCCCAAAATTACTGGTTCCGTAACGTTGATATAGCAAGATACTTGATCCTGTATTATACCATAATCCATATGTTCTGTTAGTGCTATCACCCTTGCCAAACACTCTAACCCAATCGCTTGCTGTAGCATCTAACTTGAACCAGCATTCGCAAGTCATAGTGCCGGTCAAATCTGTAGTAGAAGTGCTAGTGCTTGAAGTATAATCATCAACGCCGTCAAAGTCTAGATAGCCTCCATTGGTGCTACTATACACTGGGCCATTAACTAATGTCCCGTCGTTTCCACCTGTGGTTGATGCATCACTCCATAGTGTTCCTGAACCCGGATAACTGCGTTTGTTGCCCGCATCCAGATTTAGTACTAAGCCTGTAGTCGCTATGCTTGGATTGTAACCAATTGACAATGTGTATCTCCTTTACGCATATGTTGCGCTTAGAGTGTACCATTGTGTTGTTGATGTTGCTACGAATTCAAGTCTGCCGCCTGCTGCTAGTGAGTAGGCTGCGTTTGTCGCGCCGGCGTTAATAGCACCACCTGTAGCAGGGTACACATTCAATGCTGTTGCGCTAGTATTGATGATGACTATTCTCATACCAGCAGTAGTTGTTGGCATGACAACACCTTGACCTGAACTTACTGTGCTGACTACGTTGATTGGACGAGTCAATGCAGTTGCAGTACCCTGTGTTGAACCTGCTGCGCTGATGCCTGTGCTTACACCAAATGCTACAAAGCCGCCGCTTGGGGCAAGATTGATAGTACCAGTATCACTTACTGTGATCATTGGTATGCCAGAAACATCGTTCACGCTGAAGATGTTACCAGACATGCTATCAGTGATGCTGAATAACTGACCTGCGTTACCTGACCATGCTAGTGTACCACCATTCAACATCTGACTGTTGATAGTGTTTGCACCGTTTGGTGATACGTAAGCGATATTTGATTTAACGCTAAAGTTACTGAAGTAACTATTTGCATTAGCACCTATACCACCTGCTACGATCAATGCACCTGTTGTAGTGCTTGTTGCCGCAGTAGTTGATTGTATGTTTGCGGCACCGCTTACAGTCAATGATGTCAACGTACCAACACTAGTGATATTGGGTTGTGCCGCAGTTGTTACTGTCGCGGCTGATCCACTTACTGAACCACTGATAGTGCTTGATACAGTCAATCCAGATAGGGTACCTACGCTAGTGATGTTAGGTTGAGCCGCAGTCGTTACAGTACCTGCTGTTGTAGCGGCACCTGACAATGTTCCAACAAACGTTGTTGATGTCACACTTGATAGACCAGCAACAGTTGTTACTGTTGAACCTAATGTCAATGCAGTGCTACCTAATGTCACGCTAGCATTTGCTAATCTTGCTTGAGCAAGAGTGCCAGTTGAAATATTGCTTGCATTTAGTGCTGTTAAGCCGCTACCATTACCTGCAAATATACCTGTATTTGCTGTGATGTTGGCTGCTGTGATGTTGCCACTTACACCTAATGATCCTAATGTTCCAACTGTTGTCAAACTTGAAGTTACAACTGTTGAACTTAATGTTGTTCCAACAATGTTACCGGCCTGTACACTGCTTAATCCGTTAGCATTACCAGTGAATACACCAGTGTTAGCAGTAAATGCTACTGCTGTTACTGTACCATTAACACCTAATGATGATAATGTGCCAACTGATGTGATGTTTGGTTGTGCCGCAGTTGTTACAGTACCTGCTGTTGTAGCACTTGTCGCCGCACCGCTCAATGCACCTACAAATGTAGTTGCATACAATGCACCGTTGCTTGTATTTGCTACGAATGTTGCGTTTGCTGTTTCTGCAATGTTACCAGTCAATGCATTACCAAATAATAAGTAAGCATTGCCACTTGATTGTGTAGTTACATTGATATGATCTGTGACGTTAGCGTATGCTACGTTCAAGTTTGCTACGCGAGTTGTGCTTGACACTGTTAGTGGGGCAGTACCAGTTGCTACGTTTGAAGTCAATGTGCTTGCTACGACTGCGCCCGCAGTGTTCAAGTTACCTGCTGAAGCATTACCTGTTACTGCTAATGATGATAATGTACCAACACTTGTGATATTCGGCTGAGCCGCAGTTGTTACGGTGCCTGCTGTTGTAGCACTTGACACAGTACCTGTTACGTTAGCACCTGCGATTGCGCTTAAGCCGCTACCGTTACCAGTAAATACACCAGTGTTTGCTGTGATGTTTACCGCAGTAACAGTGCCGTTTACGCCTAATCCAGTTAGTGTACCAACACTAGTGATGTTTGGTTGTGCAGCCGTATATACTGTGCCAGCAACTAGAGCATTTGCTACTTGACCACTGACGTTACCACCAGTGATGCTTGCTAGATTTGCACCTGACAAGCCTGCTGCGAAAGTTGCGCTTGAACCTACAATACTATTCCAAGTACCAGTTGTTACTGTGCCCAATGCTGTAACTTGTGTCTGTGAAGCATTTACACTAAATGTTGTACCAGTTAGGGTTAGACCAGTTCCTGCCGCATAAACCTGCGAACTACTGAACTGTGCGAATGTGATGTTGCTAGTACCAAATGTGATTGTTCCACTAGGTGCGTCTAGAACATATGCGCTACCCTTGTTGACACTACCGCCTGAAACAAAGAAGTAATCGTTGAGGCTTAAACTTCCTGCTCCTACACCATATTCATCGGCATCAGAAGCACGAACGATTGTAGTTGCGTTAGCCCAAGTATAGATACCATTATGTGCCGCATTTGCTTCGTTCTTGACAAGTATACGAGTTCCTACTGTTTGAACGTTAGCGGTATCAATCAAATTGAATGAGCCAGTAGTGACAAGGTTTGCACCTACTCCACTTGCACCGTTGTTGTAAGTGATCGTACCGCCAGTAGCAGTAGCCAATGTACCAGTTGTGGCTGCTGTGACACCTTCGTGATATACAAGAGCAGTTGATGCTAGATCGTCAACATATTGTTTAGTTGCCGCATCACTTGCGTTTGTTGGTGTAGCAAGATTGATGATAGTGTTGCTAGTCATGTCTAGGTTACCAGCAATACTGCTGACACCTGTACCAGTTACACTCAACACACCTGTTGTTGTCAAGTTACCGGCTGCAACGTTTCCTGTAACTGCTAGTGAACTTAGTGTACCAACACTAGTAATATTTGGCTGAGCATTAGTATAAACTGTGCCTGCCACTAGAGCATTACCTACTTGACCAGTTACGTTGCCACCTGCTAGTTGTGATAAACCACTACCATTGCCTGTGAATACCCCTGTATTTGCTGTGATATTAGCAGCGGTAATGTTACCATTTACACCTAATCCAGTTAATGTACCAACTGATGTTACGTTTGGTTGTGCCGCAGTTGCTAATGTACCTGTTAGTAATGTACCGCTTACGTTACCTGCGCTTACATTTCCGGTTACAGTTAGTGAACTTAATGTACCAACTGATGTAATATTTGGTTGAGCCGCAGTTGTTACAGTACCTGCTGTTGTAGCCGCACCGCTTAGTGTTGCTGTGATGATATTTGCGCTGAAACTTCCATTAATATCACGAATTACAACTGTATCTCCGGTTGCTGTTGTCGCTGTACTATAGCCATCAAGTAAGTCAGCATTCAAATTGGCAACTTTTGTTGTTGATGTTACTACTAATGGAGCAGTACCTGTTGATACGTTACTGATCAATTGAGGAGCAGTTACGTTTGCTGTTGCTAATACTTGCGCAGTACCTAAATTACCTACATTGGCATTACCTGTTGCATTTAGTGTACCTGATATGTTTGCGCCAGTGCTTGTGACTACTAGTTCAACAGTACTACCGGCTGCTTGAATTGAAACGTTTCCGTTAGCAGTGATTGCAATATTGCTATTACCGTTCTGTAACAATCCACTATTGATAGTTGTGATGTTACCAGTAGTTGCGATTAAGGTAGTTGTACCTAAGTTACCTGTATTCGCATTGCCGGTTACGCTCAAGTCACCTGCTGTAGTTAAGTTACCACCTGATACGTTACCTGTTGCTGTGATTAGACCGGCAGTACCTAAGTTACCAACGTTAGCATTACCTGTTACACTTAATGTACCGCCAGTTGATAGGTTACCTGCCGTTGCTGTTCCTGTTACTGTTAATGATGTCAATGTACCAACACTAGTAATGTTAGGCTGTGCTGCCGTGATTACTGTGCCTGCTGTTGTTGCATTACCGCTTAGGTTTGCAGTTACAATGTTAGCACTAAAACTGCCGTTTGTGTCACGAATGACTACTGTGTTTGCTGTTGCGGCTGAGTCTGTGCTATAACCATCTAATAAATCAGCATTTAAATTTGTTACTTTAGTAGTTGATGATACAACTAATGGGGCAGTACCTGTCGCTATTGAAGATACTAATTGACCAGCAGTTGTGATATTACCACCAGTAACGTTGCCCGTTGCTGTGATCAATCCAGCAGTGCCTAAATTACCTACGTTAGCATTACCTGTTGCATTCAATGTGCCTGTTACATTCGCACCAGTATCTGTTACAACTAATACGTTAGCCGTTCCGTTAACGCTGATGTTTACGTTGCCGGCTACGGCTGGAATATTTACATTACTGTTGCCATTTGCTAATGCACCACCAGTGATATTACCTGCTGAGATATTACCGCTGACAGTCAAAGATGTGAGTGTACCAACACTAGTGATGTTAGGCTGTGCTGCCGTTGTTAACGTACCAGTTAATAAACTTGCGCCTATAGTACCTGAGTTAGCAAACACGCTACCTGCTGTCGCTGTACCAGTGACAGTCAATGATGTCAATGTGCCTACGCTAGTGACGTTAGGCTGAGCCGCTGTTGTTAATGTGCCAGTTAATAAACTTGCGCCAACGGTGCCGCTATTAGCATAAACGTTGCCGCTTGTAGTGTTTCCTGTTACTGTTAATGATGTCAATGTGCCTACGCTAGTGACATTTGGCTGTGCGGCAGTTGTTAATGTGCCAGTCAATAATGAAGCACCAATCGTGCCTGAGTTAGCATAGACATTACCAGCAGTGACATTGCCTGTAACTGTAGCACTAGTTAGTGTACCAACACTAGTGATGTTAGGTTGTGCTGCCGTTGTTAATGTGCCGGTTACAAAGTTCGCTGTTAATAAATTACCGGCGTTAACATTACCTGCGCTAGCATTACCTGTGATAGTCAAGCCTGTTAATGTGCCGATACTTGTGATATTCGGTTGAGCGGCTGTTGTTAGTGTGCCGCCTAGATAAGTTGCGCTAACTAAGTTAGCACCTGTTACTTCTGATGTTGCGCCGCTTAATGTGATGTCTGCGTTTGCAGCCATTGTCAAGCCAGTCAATGTACCAACACTAGTGATATTAGACTGAGCCGCATCAACTACTGTGTTTGCTGTGCTTGCATGTGTTGCATTTGCTACCGTACCGGTTACGTTAGCACCAACGATAGAACTTAAACCATTACCATTACCTGTAAATACGCCGGTGTTAGCAGTAAATGCAACTGCTGTTACAGTTCCATTAACATTTAGACCTGACAATGTGCCAAGACTTGTGATGTTTGGTTGAGCATTGGTTGATAATGTGCCAGATACTGTAGTGAAGACTGCGTTGTTGCCACCTATGTTTCCAACGTTTGCATTACCTGTTACAGATAATGTTGACAATGAACCGATACTAGTGATATTTGGCTGCGCGGCAGTAGTGAGTGTACCAGTCAAATAAGTTGCGCTGACTAAGTTTGCTCCGCTAATAGCAGAGTCTACACCGCTTGTAGTAACTAGTGCGTTAGCAACTAATGTTAGTCCTTGCAAAGTACCTACACTTGTGACGTTAGGTTGTGAACTAGAAGTCAATGTACCAGTAACAAAATTTGCTGATACTAAATTACCAAGATTAGCGTTAGCGGCTGTTAAGTTACCTTGAAGTATGACAGCATTACTTGTTTTATCAAACGTGAATGCTCCGGAGCCACCAAATTGATCTGAATCATTGAACTGAATCTGTGAATTTGAGCCGCCAGGCAGTTGTAAGTCCCATGGATTACCGTTAGCATAAAGAAGATTGTCTGTCTTGATTCTAGTGGCAGCAACGTTACCAGTAATCGTTAATACGTTATTGTTCTTGTCCCATACAAAATCGTTGTCACCACCAATAGCAGTGCCGTCAGTAAATAATACCTGTGTGTTAGCAGTAGATATTGTGGGGAAAGTGTTTACGTTTCCATCACTGTCCTTAACAGACATTACACCATAATCGTCTATGAAAAGCGTGGCCTTACCTGAAGACGGTGTCGGTATGCTGTTGGCTGATTCTTCTTTAAGTATTATTGACATATTCGTTCTCTGCTAATGCTATTCATTGTATTTATCTTAATTTACACCGCGCTATTATCGTGGACATAAGACCAACGATTGTTAGTACCATCCCAAAATGCAAGCATACCGGCTGGATTGCTGTTAGTTACTACGGCTATCTGACCAATACTACCTACAACGGCTGTTAATGCTGTGTTGCTATACGTAGTTAATTTTAAAAACGCACCTCCGTTGATAGAGCCAGGCACTGATAAATTTCCTGATGTCTTATCGAATGTAAATCCATTATTTCCTGAAGGTTCTCCGCCATCGTTAAAAGTTACTTGCGTATCTGTACCTGGGGCACCTTGACCACTCACATCTATCAATGCACCATCAATCTCTAATGTTCCATTGACAGTTAGAGGTGTCCCAAATAATCCCTGATAGTTAGCAGGAATAGTTAACGTATTACCTGCATCGATAACGATAGGCATCGGAGCCGCACTTTGCGTAACTGATACAGTAGTCCAAGTTAGATTACCTGAACCATTAGTTGTCAATACTTGGTTGTTACTACCACCAGTAATGATAACGTTACCGTTCGCGCCTAGATTTGAAATTCCGTTAGCAGTAAAATTAACGGTGGTGATATCACCGTTAGCCTGTACTATCGTAACAGCAGGATCTCCTGTAGAGAATCCTGCTATGGAATTTAAAGGTCTGACTGCCATCTTCTTTCGTTACCTAACAATTATATAGTTCTATACTGAGTTACCCATAAAGTTGAGTTAGAACTTGATGGGGTTACTTGTAGTGCTATATTACCGCCTGAGATATTAACTGCTAATGTACCTGTAGTACCTCCTAATGTCACGCCGCCGAATGTTGAGAAATCAACAACTGACCCGTCTGTTACGGCCTGCACTGTTGCTACCGTGTACTTGCTACCAGTTGAATCAATACCCTTGACTAACCATTGAACACCTGTTATACCAGTTGTTGATATAGTTGAGATAGTCTGGTTAGCCGTAGTTGCTATTGTAGTGACTTCAGCCCAAGTAATCTTAGTATTACCAATATTGACTGCTGTATTTGCAGTCAAATTAGTTGCTACAATGTTACCTACGCTAAAGTTACCTGATACACCTAAGTTACCTGTTACATTAGCACCGGTATCAGTCACAACGAATGATGTATTACCACCTGCTGTGATGTTTACGTTACCGTTAGTACTTGGTATCGCAACATTACTTGTGCCATTTATCAATGTACCAGTAAAGAAATTAGCAGTAACTAGATTACCTAGATTTGCATTGGCTGCTACTACATTACCACTAAAGTTTGCTGTATTGCCAGCAAGTGCTAGATTTACAGTTAAATTACTTGTTGTGACATTACTTGCAATATTTGCAAAATTTGCTGTTAACAAGTTACCTGCATTTGTGTTTAATGCAACAACGTTACCTGAGAAGTTAGCAGTATTGCCTGCTAGTTCTAAGTTTACAGTTAAATTTGGTACGATCACGTTACCGCTGAAGTTTGCTGTGTTACCCACCAATGCTAGATTTACTGTAGCATTGCTTGTTACAAGATTAGCAGAAACGTTTGCGCTTGCTGTGTTCAACCAATTATTTGATGTAATGTTGTTTGATGTTGTGTTACCACCAACAACCAAGAAGTTTGATACATCGCTATTATTGCTATAGATATTAGCATTGCTATCAATATCATAAGTTACTTGTACATTTCCTGCAACAGTCAAGTTGCCGGTAATATTAGCAATGTTACTGATGCTCAAATTATTGGCTGTGACATTACCGTTGCTTAATGTATTCCAAGACAAACTACTGAATGTTGCGTCACCGAGATTTGGTGTTACAAGATTTGCGCTTGTCTTGACAACGATATTACCTGCACTAATTGCAGTAGTGTCATTGTCCACGTTTGCACTTATAACAGTACCATTGATTGCGATACCATTACCTGCACTATATGAACCTGATGCACTAAACTGACTGAATTGTATGTTTGTGAATCCAAACAATATTTCACCAACCGGTGAAGTTACAACGTATGAACTACCTGCATAACTTAGACCTTGTTGCACAAAGAAATAGTCGCCGTAGCCCAATGACGTAGTTGCTGTTGGACTGTATGTATCTTCATCTGTCGCTCTTGTTAGTACCCAAGCAGTTGAACCGTCACCTACTGTTGTTACAGTATAGACACCGTTCTCAAACTGATTTGTCTGACCTTGAACAAGAACTCTATTTGTTGATGCTAATGCAACGCTATCGATAGATAGTGCCGCATTTGCTCCGTTGTTAGTCAATGTTGCGCCAACACCAGTGTTTGCTCTTGCTGTCTGTGATAAGCCAGTACCGTTAGTTAATGTAGTGACTTCAGCACCGAAATAGCCTGCCTTGACTGTGATAGTATCGGCTGCTGGAGTGCTGTAGACAAAGTATGGGTCATCACCAATAATATTATTGAATGAGTTATCCCAAGCAAGTTCATCGCCCACTGATAGGCCGTGAGCGGCACTAAACTGTATTGTTTTACCACCAGTGATTGCAATAGTAGTCAATACACTACCACCGTTAGCATATGTAGCATTTAAGTTTGTTACGCTTGTTACACGAACTGCTGTGTGAATCGTTAAACCTTGTGAAGTGCTATCAACATATTCTTTTGTTGCCGCATCATTTGGATTAATCGGACCATTAACTTGTATGATACGTGCTAATGACGCATCGATCACACCATTAGGGCCACCAGGAACAAGATTGATGTTGACATTTGAACCTGAAGCAGTAATCATTAGATTACCATTTGCTGTGATGTTTGAAGTTAGTAAACTACCAACATTTGCTTCACCTGTTACATTGGCATTCGCGCTGTTCAAGAAACTATTGGCTGATATATTACCATTAGCAAGAACATTACCTGCTGTTGATTCTATGTTGCCTACTACTAGTAATGAATTACCAGTAAATGTTGCAATGTTAGCAGTGCCATTGATACTGATCTCAACGTTTGAGTTACTATAAACTTTAACGTTGCTGTTACCGTTCGCTAATGCTCCGATCAAGTTTGGAGCAACAACATTGCCTGTGAAATTTGCTGTGTTACCTGCAAGTTCAAGATTTACTGTTAAGTTTGGTACTACGACATTACCGCTGAAGTTCGCAGTGTTACCTGTTATATCATTGTTTACCGTCAATGCATTAGTGATTGTTGTTCCAGTGACGTTTGCATTTGCAGTGAATACAGTTGAATTTGCAGTAACGTTTTGTGCGATAGTAGCACCGGTAAAGTTGGCTGTATTACCAGACAATTCTAAGTTGACATCAAAGTTATTGACTTGAACATTGCCTAAGAAATTTGCTGTATTACCTGCAAGTTCTAAGTTGACATCAAAGTTATTGACTTGGACATTACCTAAAAACTGTGCTGTATTACCAGCAATATTTAGGTTAACTTGCAAGTTGTTAGTGATAGTATTACTTGCAACGTTGACAAAGTTAGCATTTGCTACGTTGCCTAAATTTGCATTATTAAACTGACTATTACCTAATACTGTAAAGACTTGAGTAGTATCGTTGTATGTTAAATTCGCACTGGCTGCAAAGTTGTCGCCCATGTTATACTGTATTTCAGTATTTGAGCCTGCTGCTTCTTGTAGGTCCCAAGGCACTCCGTTAGCATACAATAGATTGTCGGTACGTACATTGCCTGCTTGCATTGTATCAGTAACATTGACGTTACTTGACGCATTGACAAAGTTGGCTTCTGCTAGGTTACCGAGATTTGCATTTAATGATGTGATGTTACCACTGAAGTTTGCAGTATTACCTGATAATGCAAGATTTACAGTTAAGTTGCTACTTATAATATTACTTGCAACGTTGACAAAGTTAGCAGTTGCTAGGTTACCGAGATTAGCATTCAATGAAGTCACATTGCCACTAAAATTACCTGTTACAGCATTTAATGTGTTGGTGACATTAATGTTGTTGGCGTTAGCAATATTACCTTGAACCACTAAGTCATTGGTAAAGTTTGCATAATTGGCAACGACAAGATTACCGAGATTAGCGTTTAGAGTCTTTATGTTACCACTGAAGTTTGCAGTGTTACCTGCTAGTTCGAGGTTGACAGTTAAATTACTAGTTATAGTATTTGACGCAATGTTAGCAAAATTGCTTGTGACAAGATTGCCGAGATTAGCATTGTTAAACTGTACGTTACCCACTACAGTCAATAAGTTAGTGACCGAATCAAACGTTAAGTTTGCGCTGGCACCAAAATCATTGTTATTGTTGAACTGTATCTGTGTGTTGGATCCTGCAGCCTGCTGCAAGTCCCAAGGTACACCGTTACTATAGTATAAATTATCTGTCAGTATACCATAGGCAGGATTAGTGTTGCTAATCGCAACGTTTCCTACGAAAGTACCTTTATTTGCTGTGATATCTGCATTCGCTAGTATCACATTAGCAGGGATTTCTCCTACTGAGAAGCCGCCTACTGAATTTAGTGGTTTAAGTGCCATGTTTGATAATCTCCATCATTTTAGTATTTATCAATACTAGTCATAATATGCTGTCACCATCATTTTGTGCGTCATTAAGTTTGCACTCTGTGGTGACATAACAAGTTGTATAGTAGCAGGGCTTATCACGTTTCCTGCATTATATAATACTTGAAAATCCCCTGTATACCCATTTACGGGTAACGTACTGTATTCTACATAATTTAAGGATGATCCTATGCGTACACATGAGATTTTCACAAAATTACGTATATTATTGTCTGTCGAAATAATTGTATAATCAACCCCTGCTACATTACCCCCGCTCACTCCGTCATCTGCTTCGATAGATAACAAGATTTGATTAGGAGAAACACTACTTGTAGTAGCAAAATAAACGTTACTATAACTAAACTGATAGATTCCTGAACCTATAGTTAAAGCATTCGCAGTTAAATTACCGGCGATTTGAACGTTATTAGATACCTCGTTAAATGTCAAGAATGGACTGCCGGCAAATGTACCTTGACTATTATATTGAATCTGAGTATTACTACCGCCCGGTGTGCCTCCACCGTTGCCGCCGCCTGCATTTTTCCAACTTAAGTTACCTGAACCGTCTGTGCTGAGTACATATCCATTAACACCGCCACTGATATGTATGTTGGCCACGTTTCCTAAATTGACATTCGCAGATCCATCTGTGTTTAAATTGCCTGCTACTGTCAATGTCCTAGTTGCTAGCAACGTAGTGTTTGATAAACTTATGGTACCACTTAAGTTCGCTGTTCCTGTAGCAGTAAAGTTGGCAGTATTCAGCGTTGTCAACACATTCATCGTACCTGCAACGTTGGCATTGCCTCCCAAGTACATATAATTCGTTACTTTATTCCAAGTTAACGTATTGTCTCCGCCGAATTCGCCGGCATCATTAAATTGTATCTGTGTATCTAATCCGCCAGGGATGCCATTGCCTCCGCCACCATTTGCTTGTGCTACCCAACTTAGATTACCTGCTCCGTCTGTGCTTAATACATAGTTGGCATTGCCGCCCAATATAGTGATGTTTGCTATATTTCCTAGATTGCTCTGTCCTACCACAGTCAATGATGACAGATTACCTATACTTGTGATGTTAGGTTGTGCCGGAGTAGTCAATGTGCCTATTAATAAATTAGCCTGCACATAATTACCTGCATTCAAGTTGCCAGTAATATTAATATTGCTACCTACACCTATGCCACTCATACTACCATTAAATGTTATATTACCGTTACTATTTGGTACGCTTGTATTAACATTTAACCAGCCCACATTTCCTAGATAGTTTATATTCTGTTGTGAGTTTGTAGTTAATGTTCCAGAAATAAAATTCGCTGTTAGTAGATTACCAGCATTCACGTTACCTGCTGTAATGTTTCCTGTGACTGCTAATGTATTAGCATTGGCTAGATTTGAGGAAATATTTGAAACGTTTAGTGTATTTGTGATCGTGACATTGCCGGATACCGACAACTGATTTAAAGCGTTATTCCAAATGAAGTTGGTACTACCAGCAAAACTGCCGTTGTCATTATATTGAATCTGTGTGTTACTGCCACCTGGGGTGCCGTTACCGTTTCCACCTACGCCCCAACTCAAATTGCCGGTGCCGTCAGTAGTCAACACATAACCATTAGTACCGCCGCCAATTCTTACATTTCCTACACTACCTAGATTAGAAATACCATTAACGTTTAATGATGTTAATGTACCTAGACTTGTGATATTAGGTTGTGCATTTACTGATACTGTTCCGGCTAATAATGCTGTTGCTGAGTAATTTGCATTTGTAGCATTTGTTGCAAAATTTGCTGAATTTGCTGAATTTGCTGTTAACGCGCTGTTTGCAACTCCATATAGATTACCTACAAAATAGTTTGCAGATACACTATTACCTAATGTTGTGTTACCGCTGACAGTCAATGATGTGAGCGTACCTAAACTTGTAATGTTAGGTTGTGCTCCTAACGTTACATTTCTAGCAAGATTGGCTACACCGAACAAATTACCGATGAAATAGTTTGAAACTACTTGATTTCCTAATGTAGTGTTACCAACAACAGTTAAACTAGTTAGATTGCCTACACTTGTGATGTTTGGTTGTGCTGATGTATAAACAGTGCCTGCGACTAATGCATTTGCTACTTGACCTGATACATTTGCGCCGGCTACATTATTCGCTACGTTAGCAAATCCTACTTGACCACTGACATTTGCTCCTGCTACATTATTTGCTACGTTAGCGAAAGCAACTTGACCACTGACATTGGCTCCAACTAAACCAAATAAATTATATCCATTACCTGCAAAATAACTAGCATTGATCCAGTTAGCATTTGTTATATTGGCTGACAATGTGATATTTGATGCTAAAACATTTGTTACTGATAACGTGCTATAAATCGTAGCATCTGTTACCGATAAATTTACGCCGGTAATAGCATTGCCGGAAGATATAGTATTTGCTACTGAAAGAGTATTGCTGACCTTGTTATAAGTGAATCCTGCATCTCCGCCGAATACACCTGCATCATTAAACTGAACTTGTGTGTTTGCACCGCCGGGAACACCGTTTCCTGTATTACCGCCGTTACCTGCAGGCGCCCATGTGAGATTACCTGCACCGTCAGTCTGTAAGAAATATCCGTTAGTACCACCTAAGATGACAACGTTTGATACGTTGCCTAAGTTGGCATTACTACCTACTTGAAGTTTAGTTACTGCTAGAACATTAGTAGAACTGTTGAATGTGAATGCTGAACTCGCGCCCAACAATCCGTTGTTATTGTACTGAACTTGTGTGTTTGACCCTGAAGCACCTATGCTTAGTGGTGAACCATTCGCATAAAAATATGCATTAGCAAATACACGATTAGCGGTGACGTTGGAGTTAGGTGCGTTGACGTTATTGACAACGTTACCATTAGCATCTATTACTAACTCCGGCGGGATACCAACTGAGTACCCACCAAGCGTGTTAAACGGTTCTGACATTATTATACAAGTCCTCTATTATTATATTTATCAAATATCTTTTGGGTAGACCACTAAAAAAAGAACCAACTAGAACTTTTTTCTAAATATCAGTATGTTAACAAAGCAAAAATCTCGCCCTGTATGTAGTCATTGCGGTCTAGTACCGGCGAAACCTAATGGCATAAGCAAGTTAGGATTCAAAAAATGGCACAAATATTGTGTAGATTGTAGCAAGATGATGTATAATGACAACTACAAGCATCTACAAAACAAGGGTGATCGTTGTGATTTTTGCGGATTTAAAGCAGTAGACAAATGCCAACTAGAAGTAGTCTTTAAAGATGGTAATAAGAAAAACAAGAAATCCGGAAATCTTAAAACATGTTGTAAAAATTGCGGAAGCCTATATAAAAAACGTCTTCGTAAAGGTAAGAAGTCAGTGATGAACATGACTGTCGATACAGATATTAGAATCGCATAAAAAGAAAGGGCGCCGAAGCGCCCAATCTTTTGAACAACAAATCCAACTATTATTGGAATGTTAAGTTCTGTACAGCGATCTCACCAACGTAGTCCGCAGCATTACCGAATGATGATGCTGTGTTAGTTAATTCGATATAGCCATAACGTGTCATGAATGACACGACTGGTTCGAATGTTGATGGATCTAGAACAACGCCGCTTGACATCAATGGGATGTATGGGCAGTAGAACGCGGCTGCGTCAGTCTCACTTGAACCCTTATAACCAACCAATACTGGCTGAGTATCTGGGGCGTATGAGTCAACGAATACGCGCATTGCACCGTTCAATGTACCAACGAACTTAGTGTTAGTTGGGGCTTCGAATGTGCCTTCAGTTGTTCTTGCGAATGCTGAAGTTGTTGCTGACTGTAGAACAGTCAATGATGCTGGTGATACAACTGCCCAGTTACCTGCACCGCGACGAGTGCGCTGTGCAATCAAGTTTGCAACGCGGTTGATTAGAACTGCTAGAGCAGCATGTTCGTCACCGACGTATGTTGCAGTACCTGATACTGTTGCTTGGTTGTATGTGAACTCTGTTGAAGCAAGAGTACGCAATGACAACAAGATTTCTTGATCGATTTCAGCAGTGATTTCTTGGGCAAGTGCTGCCATGATTTCTGCTTCGATGTCGATACCGTGCTGTGACTGTGCATCCTGTGCTGCTTCAAATGTCCAACGTGCTTGCAACTTACGTGACTTGGCTTCAACAGCCTGACGCAAGATTTGTACGCTGATCTGCTTACCACCGTTACCTTCAAGGGCAGCAGTATCATTACCAGTGTAGTAATTTGATGTAGTTGCGCCTGATGGTGAACGTGAATAGGCCTGAGCAATTTTGAATGGGCTCAATGCTTCTTCACCAGCAGTTACGCTTGTTGCGGCTGCTGAGTTGTCAGTCAATGACTGAGCGTAACGCACACGTAGTGTGTGGATCTGACCAACTGGACCAGTCATTGGCTGAACGCCGACTAGTTCGTTAGCGATAACAGTTGGCATAACACGACGAATTACTGGAAGAATAACGCGATTTAGTGTTGCGATATTACCAGCAGTTGTTGTGCCAGCAGTAGATTCTGCGAGCAACTGCTTCTTGGTGTTCTCTAATATAACACCCATTGTGGAACGACGAGTTCCCTTCAAGCCTTCTAGTAGGGCCTCTTTTGTCTCGTCCCAACGGCTTTCTAAGAGTACTTTTGACATTTGTATTATCTCCTAATCTATGTCTTACTTAAGCCCTGCCAGACGCTTGAGATCGATCACATTATTTTGCAATTCTGGATCTTGCTCAACTTTCTTATTGGCAGTTTCTTTATCACCAGTTACTTCTTTTACAACACTTTCTGTGAGGGCAGTTTTAGCGCCTGCTTTTTCACTTCCAGTATTAAGAACTGCTGGTAGATACTTGTCGAAAGCGGCTTTCAATTTTGGTGTCTGCACGCTTTCAAGCAAAGCCTTCATTACATCAGCCTTCTCTTTGTTTAGAGGAGATAGAAGTTTTTCCATATCCTTTTCACGCTGAGTTGATTCTTTTATAATTCGGACTTCACGATCCTTTGTTTCGACTAACTTCTGGGCTTCTATAGCCTTTGAAGTAGCCTCAGCCAATGCTCTTTCTTTTTCTGCAATAACTGAATGAAGTTTGCGAGCCTCTGCCTTATCGTTTAGATAAGTTACAGAGTATTCACTTGCAAACGCTTCAAACAACTTGCGTCCAAAAGCATTTTCTCGGGCTGTTTTGATGTCTTCTCTGAGTTGTGATAGTTCACCCTTCAAATGACCAGTAACAGCGGCGTTGACTCTCTTAGCACTTTCTGCAACAAATTTTTGCTTGAGTGCTTCAAGTTTCTCACGACCTTCTGCGACCAACTTGACACGAGCCTCAACAACTGCTTGTTTGTCTTGATTAAATTCCTTGATCTCTTTTGCAAGAGCATGTACAATGAATTTCTCTAACTTTTGTTGATTCTCTGTCTGGACTTTACGATCATTACGTAGTTCTCTGATTTCTTCGGCTAGTTTAGTAACCATGAACTCATTGAACTTCGATGCATTTTCTTGCAATTTGATCTTAGCCTTTACGCGGTCTTCGTTTAAAGCCTTTCTCTCATCGTGAAATTCTGCAATTTCAGTTGAGAGGCTTTCTGTTACCATCTTATCAAGGGCTTCAACCATCACGCTACGATCATGCTCGTAACGTTGCGCAAACTCTTCTCGGAGTTCTGCACGTACTTGATCGCGGGCTTCAGTCAACTTTGACTCCCAGACCTTTTGAATTTCGCCTGAGACTTCTTCATTGATTAGACCACTCTCTAGTAATGGTTTGATAGCATCTAACATGCTTTTATCCCCTATTATTTAATTTAAGATCCTTGATGAGACGTTTAACTTCCTCACCTAAGTATCTTTGTACCTTTTTGTCGCCCCTTGCTTCTCTAGCGATATCCATAACTTTATGACCATGCTTCATATTCATGAGGCTTTCGTATATTGCTTTAGGATATGCGTTAGGTGCGCTTGGTTGTGCGACTATATCTACAGTGATGATTTCAAAATCACTGACCTTGCCATCTAAGTCGTTCACATTACCTGATCCACGACTTGAAACGCCTAGTTTCACACCGCTCTCCAACATAGTTCTTACTAATTGACCCATTGGAGTTGGTAGAATTTTTAATTTACCGAAACCGTTTGCGCCATCCATCCACATACTTGTGATCATATGACTTACACGGTCTAGGTTAATCTTTAAATCGTCTGGGTGATCTACTTCACCCAACACTGAATAACCTTCAGATATTTGCTTGTTCAACGTTTCGACTGCGGTCTCAATTTCAGAAATGGGGTAAACACGCTCATTTGCGTTCTTTACCCCTCCCTGAATGAAGATACCCTTCATATAGAGGGTCTTCAGATCGCCGTCTTCCTTTACGGATTCGACAACCATGTTCGCTCTATCGAACGTTAGGTGCTCTTTGAGATACAAAGCCATTGTTCTCCAAGTTTCCTTTTAATTAGCCTTTGGCCACGATGCTCTTGCTATTTGCAGAGCCATCTTTGGTTACGGGTTTTGGTGCAGCAGTTAAATCAACTTTTGCTTTACCACCTGGTACGTTCTTGAATGAACCTGCACCTGGTAGATCGCCTTCTTTCTTGCTGTACTCATTTGATGGGCCTTTTGGACCATTTGGTACAGACTCAGCAGCGCCTGCGAATTTGACAGGCTTGCTGTCCATTCCCTTTGCTCCTGAATTTGCTGTTACTGGGCTCTTTGTTTGAGCGCCATTATCACCGTGTGTTACTGATACTTTCTGAAGTTGTACTGCTTCCATAACTTCTTCTTCCATAGCATCATCTGACATTTCCATCATGTCATCTTCAACTTCTTCTTCGTCGCCCATGTCTGCGTCACCGCTCATGAGTGATTCAAATTCAGCCATTAGATCATCTAGTTTATCTTTGATGTCGCCTAAGTCAGCCTTATCAACTGAACCTTCTTCATCATGATCTGCTTCTAGATCGCCAGTTAAATCGTCGCCTGCTTCTTCTGCTTCATCGTCAAAATCGATGTCTGCTTCGTCTTCGGCTTCTACAACGTCACCTGACTCTTCGGCTGAGATTTCGTCCATTAGATCGCCTACTTCGCCCACCATTGATGATTCTTCAGTATCCATCATCTCTTCATCCATGATTGACTCATAGATTTCACGGGACTTTTCGACCACGATCTCGTGGAATAATTCTTTTGCTCTGTCTTCTTGCTCATTGATAATGAGGTCAATAAGCTGTTCAAATTTCTTGTTTTCCATTGTAAGTTCTCCTGGTTAAAAATGGCTTTGTAAAATTATTTAGTGCGTAGTTATAAAAAGCACTCAATAAGTGCTATTTTTTTACGTTTTTGTGGAAATAAGGCTAAGAATAGCCAGATTAGGCAGCAGCCTGTTCTTGAGGCTGATTGGCCGCGCCATACTGCTCACGCACTTTCTTTAGATGTTCTCTCTTTTCATAGTTACGAACATCCAACATCTTGCGCAATTTACGCAATTGTTTCAACGTTAATTTAGTTTTGCGTGAAGTTCTCCATACAGGTTTGCTGTTATCTTGATTGACATCTTGATAACCTGCTATTGGAGCATCAAACATTTCAAATAGTTTCATACTATTATTTATCTTATACTGGTGGACTTGCGGGAGTAGCGGGTGCCGCGGCGCCGCCTGTTTCAGGTCCTGTTCCCGCAGGAGTTGCGCTTACTGGGCCTGCAACATCCATACCTTCTTCACCTTCAGGAGGTGCCTCCATCTCGTCTCCAGTCTGTTCGTCTGTTTCGATGTCAGCATTACTTACACCCACGCTACGTAGATCGTTGCCTTTAGGTTCCTCTAACGGTTCTTTGCCGTTCTCTTCACGCCACATCTTCTCATTTTGTGTTATCTCTTCTTCAGATAAACCTAAGAAACGTTCCATAGCAAAACGTTTACTCATGTATGGAAACGCTTCCATTGTTTGGAATACACTAACTCTGGCTGTATCTAATTCGCTTTGGCGATATGCAGCAAAGTTCTGTGGTGGATTGAATGTTAATTTAAAGAGACCACTATCAATATTGAAGCCTCTCCAACGTAAGAACAATTTGAACTCTTCGTCTAGTGTGATAGACATATAGTTCTGTAGTCTTTCGCAATATTGATTAAAACGATATTCTTGAATCAATGCTGTGCCAACACGACCATCACTTAATGGTCTATCGCTGTCATCTGGACCTGTTGGTAAATATGAACTTGGTACACGCAATCCACGTGCTAATCTGTTATTGAAATAACGCAAGTCATCGATCTCGCCTAGATTCTGACCACCTGGCATGACTTCTACACTTGATCCACGACCATCTGCTGTGACGGGAAAGAAATAGTCTTCGTTCATCGACAGTGGATTATACGTAGCATCTACGATAGATTGCCCACCATACACGCTTGGTATTCTACGTTGATGAATCTCATTCTTGATACGCTCAACGAATGCCATAGCCATGTGACTTGGCATGTTACCTACATCAATCTTGAACAATCTACGTTCTGGTGCACGTTGAACACGATAGATTAGCACAGCATCTTCAAGCAATTCTTTTTGCTTATAGACTTTGAAGATGTTTTCTAATATACTCTGACCAAACGGCCAAAATCTATCTAAACCTTCAGTCAGACTTAAATGTACTATATGTTTCGCATCAATAGCGGCTTCACTCTGACCTAATGTAAAACGGCTACCAGATGTATTGTATGGCATTGCTGGAACTGTGTATGGCGTGTTAGTTCCGCCTCCACTACCGCCTAATCCAGTTGCGGGGTTAGCGGCAAAATCAGTGTTCGTTTTTTGAGCCACCGATAGATTCTGTAAATTAATATTAAGGTCTTTAATAACATATTGTTCCGGTAATTTACCTTCACTCTCATTGACAATGACTTTGATCACTTTGACCATATCGACCCAATATAGTTTAAAGTTTTCCGGGTCGCGAACGAATACTTGATCACCGTATTTGACAACGTTACGGAATATCTTAAAGATTCTTTGATCAAATTCGTTTAATTTACACCATTGCTGTAACTGTTGCTTCAATATATTAACTTCATGAGGTGTGGGATCTTCAGTGAAATCAATATTGAATGGTGTGCCATTGTGTTCGTTCTTCTGTGTACTGAATTCTGAAATGATGTCTAAACATGCGTTGATTTCTGCGTCAACGTCCATCATCTCATACTGATTATAACGTTCTATTCTATTTGGATGCCCTGTATAAACTTCAGGGAGCCTACTCATATAGTTGCGGTATCCCCAATCGGCATTATTATAGCCGTCGCTAACACCCCCATTATTATTTGGGCTATTGTTCCATGTGCCCGAATTGCTGTTAGCGCCGCTAATAGGGCTAGTGAAACCGGATTTGTTTAAGAATCGTTTAACGTATGGCATTGTCTAGTATTTAGTGTTAGGCTTGACTATACTTCAATAACTTGTCTTGTGTACTATTACTTGTTTCAAGCCTATTGATTACTGAATCTAATTTATTAGACATCATTTCCATCATTGATTGATTGATAGCGACTAACTCCTTGAACGCTTCTGGATCTTTACTACCCATTGCGGCTGCTTTGTCTTGCATTTGTGCCTGTATTTCTGTATTAGTTTTCTTACCTAATTCTGCTAAGAAACTGTTAGGATCTAGTGGCACGATCATTTCATTACCGTGCAATGTTGCTGGATATCCAGTTTCTGGACCCATTGCTAATCCACCTGCATCCGCGCTAACTTTTGTAGGTATTTTACCTGATCGCAATGCTTCTGCAAGAGTCTTTCCTTCAGTAGCCTGTTTATGACTTGATGTTTCGCCGTGACCAAATACCATAGACGCGCCAAATTTAGACATCAAACTTTTACCTAAATCAAATCCTGATTTTAATTGTGCGGTGCTTACATCAGAATCGTCTTTTGCTACTAAAGAAATACTTACAGAGTTGCTATTAGTAAGTCCAGGTTGCTTGTCTGTTTTTCCTGCGTGCCATGCTTTTTGATCTCCAGGGACAAATTCTGTGATAGAGCCGTCTTGATCAACCATGTAATGGTAACCTAGACCTCTAGCCTTAAGTGTCGATATAGCACTTTGCAATCCTCTACCACCTGTATGGTGAACTATGATACCATCTGTCTTTTTTCTAGGTCCTTTTGCTGCGTCTCCTGCATCAGCCGCTCCCATTTTTAATGGGCCTGCAGGACCGCCACCTCCACCACCTACTTTTCCTTCAGCGTCATCAGATGGTACTTTCTCAGAATCTTTTGATCCGCCACCTAATAATTTAGAAGCCCATCCAGAAGCCCAATCCATCACTCCACCACCGGATGGCGTTGAAGGAACACTTACTCCGCCACCGCCACCGCCAACAGCCGCGGCTGGTTTACTACCGCTTCCTCCCCCGCCACCACCTGTTCCGCCTCCGGTAGTAGCACCTGGCTTAACCGGTTTAGCCTGCGGTGCTGCTGTTCCTCCGCCTGCCGTACCACTCATTGCTGAACTATAGGCAGCAAATGCTTGTCCTAATTTTAACGCTCTATCTGGATCAACATCAAGTTTAGTAAACTTGACGAATTTACCCATGACATCATCACCACCAAACATTTTGACGATGCCACCAACGATGTTATCTGCGGCATTCGCGAGTTCTCCGCCGCCTTTAAATTCTGCTAATGCTTGACTAAAATATACGAATGCTTGTGCGTTAGTTTTGACACGTTTAGCACCATCTGACCCTAGATCGATCTTAGCAAATTTTTCCATCTTATTATAAGGTGCGTCAATTTGGAAGAATGATGCTACTCCCTCACTTAACGTACCCCACATGCCTTGATCAGTACCTTTATATTTCGACATCGCATCGCCAAACGATGCCATTGCTTCTGCGTTATTTTTTACATTTGCAGAATTGATCTTGAGTTCACCAAACTCTTGTAGTTTCTTGAACGGGCCTTCTATTCCTAATCTACTTGAGATTTTATCTGTGAATCCACCTATCAAGTTGCCCATGCCGCCCACTGCTGATGCTCCACCGCCTACAGCAAATGCTTTATTGAATGCCATGAATGCTTCAGCATTCTTCTTGACTCTATCGCCGTCTATCTTGAGTTTATCGAACTCTTCAAGTTTCTTCATAGGACCATCTACGCCTAAGAAATTACCTAACTTATCACTTAGACCTCCTATGATTCCACCGATGCCTGCGGCCGCACCACCTGCACCGAATACAGCAAGACCACCACCTATAGCAGCGATACCTTTGCCTGAATCAACTAACTTACTGCCGTCTAACTTCTCAAATGGTTGCAAGCCTTCTGCTAATGAAGGTAGTGCTTTGCCCATGATCCATGTAGCACCTGCAAGACCTGCGCCTACTGCGGCTATCGCTACACCGAATCCTGCCGCACCTGCAAGAACCATTGGGTTCGCAAATGCTTTAAGACCTTTTGCCGCGCCTTCTAATATGTTACCACCACCTGCACCTAATGCTCCGGCTGCTTTACCTGCATTTCCGGCGGCGCCGGCTGATGCCGGAGACACATTAGGTATGCCAGATGCACCGCCGGGCACTACACCACCTGTGCCAGGCAACCCTCCACCTGCACCACCACCGAACGGCATTATTCCTTTGATCTTGTCCATGACGCCACCAGCGGACGCTTTCTTGGCGGCTAGGACTAGCATACCTAATGCTCCTGCGGCTGCAAGAGCCGCAGTTGCCATTATTGGGAGTTTCATCGCTACGTCTTCTACTGCACCTGATGCTTTTATAGTTGCTTCTTGAATTTTAGCCTGAGCGTCTGCTGGTGCATCTTGACCTGGTTGTTGTGCTTTTTTACGTCCAGCTCGAATATCTATTAAATCTTGCTCTAAATTTTGATTCATTCTTTGAGAACGTTTCTTGTTGTCTTCTACGTTATTAAAGTCAAAATCTTTTCTTGCTTGTTCCGAAACAAGCAATGCTCTTTCGCTTGATCTTAATCTGTTCTTTTGCTCTGCATAGTAATCTTGTTCTACTTTTGCTGTTGCAAGTTGAGCATCTTTTCCTTCTTTCAATGAGTTAGCAAACTCAGCCATTGGACCTTGCATATTGTTACGTGCAAGTTTTCTTGATTCTTCACCAGATATAGTTCCAGTGATAAGCATTTCTTTAGCACCTTTTCTTAGTGCTTCGGGTGCATCGGCTAATGCATCTAATGCTTTTTCGCGTTGCTCCATTTCTCTTCTAACGGCTGCGGCTTCATCTAGACGACCTGCTTTAGTTAGATCATCAATCTTAATTTGATCCGCCATCAGTTTTACTTGGCGTTGAGCATCTAGTGCATTTTCTTTTTGTTTTTCTTTAAGTGAAGCAACATCTTTACCAGTCAATGACGCAAGATCCATCAAACTAGTTTGATAATCTATGCTTGCTCTTCTTAATTTTTCTCTATCTTGTAATTCACCTTTAATTGAACGTCCCGATGCCGCTTGTAATGCAAGATAATCTGCGGTACCCTGCATCATCTCTTCTTGGGATATGCCAAGACGCATCATCTCTGCACGTTCTTCTGATGTAGCCTTGACTAACTGTGCGAATTCTTTTTGTGCGGCGCCGGCATTATTACCAAGAATCATTATATCAGAGCCCAAACCCTTCATAGGTTTGATCATGCGACCTAATGTCTCGGCATTTAGGTCCGCATCACGGGCCATCTTTCTCAATGATTCAGTAGTATGGGCTCCTGCGGCGCCCATCTTGTTTAATTCATTTTTGCCGTCTAAGTAACTCTGTGTTATTTTTAGTTGTGCTTCAAGTAATACCGTAAGACCTTTAGTCAAACCACCTATGAGTAGCGCCCAACCACCTAATGCCTTACCTACACTTAGTGCGGCATCACCGACAGAACTGATGGCTCCGCCGAATTTAGTTATATTAATAGACTGATCTAGTAATGCGCCGCCGAATGATCCTAACGCTTGTTTTGCTTTGTCAGACGCATCTTTGAGATGCATCTCGCTTTCACGTAGTTTTTTCTGTGCTTCAAGTCTGGCTAATTCGGCTTCAGTCAATCCCCTCGCACTTCTAGTCAGTCCGTCAATCGCTTGACCTGCCGTTTGACCTGCGGCACCTTGCGCTTTAACGCTGCCTGTAGTCTTTATACTGACTTGTCCAAAATCAGCCAAATTGGTCGATAGGGAGTTTAGCGTCCTATTTAAACGGTCTATGGAATCATTCAGTTCGTCTATGTTGATATCAGCCATATTGCTCTACTTTTTTCTGGGTGTTTTTTATACCTATAAATAACAATACTATTTATAATTGGAAACATATCCAATATTTAACGAGGACAAAACATGGAAAACAACCCACTAAAGCAGTATTTTCGTAGACCAGCAGTACATTTCAGACTTCCCAGCGAGGGTAAAGGATACATGCTTGGTGTCATAGACATCCCTGAATCAGGGGAAGTTCCTGTCTATCCCATGACTGCGCTTGACGAAATTACTATCAGAACACCCGACGCATTGTTTAATGGTAGCGCGGTTGTAGAATTGATCAAGAGTTGCATACCTGCAATCAAAAATCCATGGCGATTAAACGCAAATGACTTAGATGCGGTATTGATCGCTATCAGAGCGGCAAGTGGTCAAGATCAGTTAGAGGTTTTAACAACATGTCCAAAATGCGAGACAGCATCAACTTATGGATTGAAACTAAATGCTATATTGGCTCAGTTGAAGCAAGGAGATTATGATACTCCTTTATTAGTGAATGACTTGAGTATCAAATTCAGACCATTGACATATAAAGAGATGAATGAAGCATCCGTTGAACAATTCAAGATACAACGTCTTTATGGAAACATTGACGACATCAAGGATGAAGAAGAAAAGAATAAAAAGACACAGGACGCAATACGTGCTATCACAGAAATAACGATGAAAATCATTGCAAACACTGTTGAATATATCGAAACTCCTAATGCAAGAGTTGAAGAAAAACAATATGTCG